GATACTGGCCTAACTGGAGCTAAGGGTGACAAGGGAGATACTGGTCCCGCAGCAGCAACAATTACAGTAAACCCTACGGTAGTAAATGGTTTGCCAGGAACAACACCAGCAGTAACTAACTCAGGCTCATCTAGCGCAGTTGTATTAAACTTTACAATTCCCCGTGGAGCAACAGGAGCAGACGGCGCACCAGGAGCACCAGGAGCACCAGGAGCAGACGGCGCACCAGGAGCAGACGGCGCTAACGCAGTCCTTGATCCAATAAATCAAGTTATTAGTTTAAATCTTCCTAACGGAGCAGCAGACGGAGTTAACTCACACTGGTATCCACTTGGATCTGGAACATGGAGTATAGGAAAAGATGCAACAACTGGCCCAGCCAAGTCTTGGAAAGATGCTTTTTTTACAGGAACAATTAGAGCAGCATCTGTTATAGCATCAGGCAATATGTTTATTCAAACTTCCACTATTGTTTCATCAGATATAAATGCAAAGAATACAATTGCTGAGTCTGACTTAGGCCTAGACTTTATTAATTCTTTAAATCCAGTAAGCTATAAATACAATGTTGGAGGGATTACTTATACTCCAAATGAAGACGGAAGCCATTCTGAGACACCAGTAGCTGGTAATAGAACACACTACGGATTAATTGCACAAGAAGTAAAGCAAGCACTAGATGAAGCTGGAGTTGCAGATTTTGGCGGGTGGGTAAATCAAGAAGATAATACTCAGGCTTTAAGATATGAAGAGTTTATATCTCCACTAATCAAAGCAGTACAAGAGCTTACAGCGAGAGTAAAAGCAATAGAAGAGGCGTAAGACATGTCCTACAAGTATACAGTCTTACAAGATAAACCAACATCTTTTTATATGCTTGATGAAATACGATCAGGCTCAATCGGAGACTACACTAATCTGATGCTTAGATTTGCTACTTATCAAGCTTTAAAAGATAATGGTGTTTCTTACTCGGCAGTAAGCGGATTGCCAATATATGACTACTCAGGAAATGCAAATGACGGATATGCAATAAATGCTTCAACTAAAGAATTAATGCCTATAGTGTCTGGCACAGTTAGAGGAACTGAAGTTTTGTCCGATACAAAAATAGCTTTTAAGGTCCCTGGAATTGCAACAAAATATTACTCTGACAATTCTTTTGATATTGAGATGTGGGTAAAGCTTCCAGCTCAATCATCATCTTCTAAAATGATTCTAGGAGATTCAGTACAAGGGTTTGGCATATTCTATCAGGGCTCAAATATTTTATTTAAGGTAGGAAGCTACTCTTGCTCATACAAGGTATCAAATAAAGAAGCGCTACATATAGTTGCTCAATTTTCTTCAACTAAGATATCAATTATAGTCAACGGCGTAGAGGTAAACTCGACATCCTTAGATAATTATAAATTTGCAAACGAAATTATGAACTTTAACATTGGTCCAATCGACGAGACTTTTTTTGTTGATGCAGTAGCTTTTTATAGATTTAACCTAACATCGGCACAAATAAAAAAGCATTACTCTGAAGGAACAAAAGAAATAAACTATTCTCAAATAGTAAATGCAGACAACGGATACTTATTTAGCATTAACGCCTCAAGGATTAAGCCCTCTTTATCTTACTCTTACCCAGGCTCCAAGTCTTGGGAAGACTTGGCAGATGACGGAATCCTTGTTTCTCAAGATAGCCAATATTTATATTTTGAAAAAACCGAAACTCCAGCAACAGCATCATTTGAATTTATAGATGAGCTTTTTATACCTAGCCATATCGGGGTGACAACATCTCAAATACATTGGGACGAAGATGTGGCGGGAATAAGAGTATACGTAAGTGCAAATAAGTTAGCATGGAGCGAATGTACTAACGGATCTCCTCTTCCACTATTTAATAAAAATGATAATCTAATCTCAGATACACTTTATATTAAGGTTGTTATTTCATCAACAGATACATCAACAGACTTTACTAGGTTGAGATCTATAAGGATTAACTTCTTTAAGAATAAAGACGTATATGCAGATAATTTTGGGTATAGCCTTTCTTCAGCATATGACTATTCAATTCCTGAATTTAACAGCAAGGTTCTTTCATACAACGAATATAATGGAATTAAGATGTATAACGGACACGGCTTCTCGGTAAATGCTAGCCTACCAGTAAAAACTATTGAAATGATATATACCCCAGGAGCGGGAGAGAATGTATTAATTTCCACACCCTCTGCCAGATATGAGTGGGCAGCATCTGGAGCCATAACCAAATCTGGAGTTTCAGCAATATATGTAAACGGAATTAACAGGCAGTCTTCTACAAATATTGGAGACTTCCTAGTAAAAGGAGTCCCACATCATATTGTAATAATCCTTTCAGCCCCAGCCTCTTCTGGGATCAAGGTAAATCAAAATCAGGGGGACACAAAGTCTGGCCAAAACCAGCTATATAGCAACCTTGCTATATACGAATACGAGCTTCTTCAGCATCAAATAACTAAACATTACCAGCTTTATACAGATAATGTAATAAGCGTAATCAACGATACGTCATTTTCTATAGTAGAAAGCACGGCAGGAAACAATTCTACCGCCTTCATTATATTTTCTGTACAGCCAGACGCTATAAGCGTATAATATTTGACAAGTAGTTGACAAAAATTTGGACTTTAACGCCAAATAATGGTATGATTGTGTTCTATGGATATCTTAAATAAAAACACGAGAATACTTGAAGAAACCACCCTAGGGATATATGTGTGGGAGATGCCTGACGGCAGATGGATTGGAGACGACGATGGCAACTTTCTTTCGATCACGTCCAAAAAAGGCAATAGATCCAGAATCGATGCTTTGGCTAGAGAAGTTAGCTCGTATGGCATACACGAGGGCCGTCCCAAGTTCCTTTCAGGGCGTAGAAAAATTGACGACGAAGAATTTGAACATCAAAACGAAAGACTTAAATGGGGACTAACTCCAGATCCTTTGGATATCGGAGTATATAAAGATTCAATGCTTAGAAACGGGGCGGTACAATGACAAGAAAAGTAGAGTTTATGGAAGACGAAATTGATAGCGTAAATACTATTGATATCTCTAACACGGCAGACTGGTTTCATTTTGAAAAAGCACAAGAGTCAGAGGACCCATTTAAAATAGGCATAGAAGACATAAAGAAGCTAAGAGGTCTGGGAACTAATTTTAAGAGAAAAATCAATAGAGATTTTTCAAAAGCATTTGTAGGAATTGACGGAACGGCAACACAGCAAAATTTATTGCAGCAGGCTATTAGCGGATACGCTTTATTTGATTTAATAGAGCCGACATACAACCTAGAATATCTTTCAAAAATTTATGAGATTTCAACATACAATTACGCAGCCATTAACGCAAAGGTTTCTAACATTGTCGGCCTCGGCTATTCATTTACCGAAACAGATAAGGCCAAAGATGCCATGGATGCAATTACTGATTCAAAGCAAATGGATAGGGCAAGAGCCAAGGTAGAAAGAATTAAAACACAATTAGATCGATGGCTTGATGATTGCAACGAGGAAGAGTCTTTCACAGAGACCCTTATAAAGGCCTACACGGACCTAGAGGCTACTGGAAACGGGTACATAGAGATAGGACGTACCACAGCAGGCGACATAGGCTATATAGGCCATATACCAGCTAAAACGATGCGTGTGCGTAGATTCCGTGATGGCTTTATTCAATTGCTTTATGGCAAGGCTGTATTCTTCCGTAATTTTGGAGATATGGAAACTCCAAGTCCAATTGCAGCGCAAGAGGAAAGACCAAATGAAATTATTCATCTAAAGAAATATACACCAATGAATAACTATTATGGTGTTCCAGATATCATTGCTGCTCAGCAGGCATTGGCAGGAAACGAATTCGCTGGAAGATATAACCTAGACTACTTTGAAAACAAGGCGGTCCCAAGATATATTATTACAGTAAAGGGAGCAAAACTTTCTCCAGAATCAGAAAGAAAACTTCTTGAATTTTTCCAGGTTGGATTAAAGGGGAAGAATCATAGGTCTCTATATATTCCACTTCCAGCAGATACCCCAGACTCAAAGACTGAATTTAAGATGGAGCCAATTGAGGCTGGAGAACAAGAGTCTTCATTTAATATCTATCGTAAAACAAATAGAGATGAAATACTTCTTGCACATCGTGTACCTATTAATAAAATAGGAACCCCTGAAGGAGTTAACCTAGCCGTTGCTCGAGATGCAGATAAAACATTTAAAGAGCAGGTTTGTCGACCAGCACAGGATAGACTTGAAAAGAAATTAAATTATATTATTGCAGAAAAGACAGATGTCGTCCAGCTTAAATTTAATGAATTAAGTTTGACCGATGAATTAACCCAAAGCCAAATTGATGAAATTTATTTGAGAATGAAGGTAATTACCCCTAACGAAGTTCGTCTAAGAAAAAATATGACAACTGTTGAGGGTGGGGACGAGATGGTAGAATTAAAGCCACAGCAAGCTGCAGATCAGCAAGCCAAGTCCACTGGCAATAAAACTAGAGATCAGGAAAGGGCAGCTAATGCTCCAGATAAAACTGGGGAAGGCAGAAATGCCAAAGGCGATGGTCCAAAAGTCAAATAAGTTTAATCAACTGCTATTTGCGTTATAGTAGATAAAGCATTAAAATTAAGCATATGAACATCGAGAAGTCCAACTGGTCTAGCGATGGAGAAAACCTCCATCTCTCAGTCCCATTCACTAAAGTAAATCGTGAGAACAGAACCGTATCAGGTTTTGCGACTCTTGACAATGTTGATCAAACAGGCGACGTTGTAACAGCCGAAGCAAGCTTGAAGGCATTTGAAAATTTTAGAGGAAATCTTCGTGAGATGCATCAGTCAATTGCCGTCGGCAAAGTTGTTTCTTTTAAGCCAGAAACATACTACGACCAAAAGTCTAATAATTTTTATAACGGTGTTTACGTAACATCATACATTTCAAAGGGTGCACAAGATACTTGGGAAAAGGTTCTTGACGGCACTCTTTCTGGTTTCTCAATCGGCGGAAAGATTAAAGAGTCAGATAACGAAGTTAACAAAGCAACAGGTGAAGCAGTAAGATTTATCAAGGACTACGATCTTGTAGAGCTTTCAATTGTAGATTCACCAGCTAATGAACTTTGTAACATTTTTTCAATTGAAAAAGTAAATGGTCAAATGGTATACAAAGGTATCGCTACGGAAGTAGTAACAGAAAATATTTTT